AAAAATATTGTTGTATATTTTAAATTACCAATTATAGTTTTTTCTTCATTAAATGCAATTGCATCAGTTAGTTTACAACCTTATATTGAACAATCATATATAAGTGTTTTAAATTGTGGATTAAGTTTTATTATTGGTATTTTAACAAGTATAAGTTTATATTTGAAAATTGAAGATAAATTAGAAAATGAATTATTTGCATCAAAAGAATATAAAAAACTTTCTTTAGAAATATTTAAAATATTAAATTTAAAAATAGAAGATAGGGGAATTGATGGAGATGTTTTTCTAAATCAAATTTATAATGATTATATTAAATTATTTGATAGAACTAATTTATCAGATGTAAGAATAAATGATAAATTAATTAATGTCAATTTTGGTATTAGTAATATTTAATATTATATAAATAAATAAAAATATATATTAAATATAATGCCTATTTCAAAAGAAGAAAGAAAAATTCATAATGAAATTTTACAAAGTCAAAAAGAAATATCTAAAAAAATAAAAGAAATTTCTAAAGATATTAAAAAACATCATAAAAAACATGGTCCACCTATTGGACGTGGATTTTTAGATGATATGAAAAATTTAGGTAATACAATTAAAAGTGGTTTTGAAAATACAATAGAACATCCAATTGAAGATATAGGTAATCAAATTAAAAGTGGTTTTCAAGATAATATTATTAATCCTATTCAACAAAAAATAGTTGACCCAATTCAACAACAAATTTCTTCATTACCTCAAACAACTCAAAATATAATAAATAAATTACCTTCATCAATTACAAATAGTCCACAATTTCAACAAACATTAGATTATATAACTAAAAAACAAGGAGGTTTAGCTTCTTCACTTTTACATAATGGTGTTCCAGCTTTAACAGGTGCATTAGGTGGTGCAGCGGGAACTCTTTTAGCTCCAGAATTAGGACCAGTAGGTGGAATTGCGGGTTCTACTCTTGGAAGTTATGCAGGAAAAGAATTATCTGACCAAATTGGAAATAAATATGGTGTAGGATTACATAAAAAGAAAATAAAAGGAGGTTATATTAGTAAAGAAGACGCTCATCAAGCAATTGTTGATAGTATGACTAATGATAAGTGGGGAAAAGCTCGTAGAGAAGAAGGTCAAGGAATTAGAAAAAAGAAAAAACATTATTATTATTCTTCAGATAGTAGTTCTGATGATGAACGTCCAACTGATAGTGCATTAGGTCAATTATTAAAAGCTCATAGAAGAAAAGAAGAAAAAGAATTAAAAAAAGGAGAATTAGATATTACTAGACATTTACATCAAGAATTAATGGCTTTACGTCATGGTCAACCATTAAAACATGTTCAATCTCATCCTGTAGGTGTAGGAGTACGTAAAAGAGGTAGACCAAAAGGTTGTGGTTTAAATGAAGGAACAGAAAATAGAAAACCAGTTGTACCTACTAATTATATTGGTTGTGGATTTAAAAAAGGAAGTAAAGAAGCAAAGGAACATATGGCAAGAATTAGAGCAATGAGACATACTAAAGGAACACCAAGTTTAACCAGATTAGGACATGAAGATTATGAAGCTCATAAAGGAACAAAAAGTAAAACAATGAAAAATCATTATGACTATGAAGGTGGAAGAGGGTTATATCCATAATATATTATGTTTATATCCTTAATTATATTATGTAGTTTATATATATAATTAATTGAATATATTTAAAAATAAAATAATATTATTAAATATAAATGGAAAACTTTAACTTATATAAACTAAAAGAATTAAGTCCTAATGATTCTAAAGCTTATATTACTAAATATTTTGTACCTTTATCTAACGGGACTCATGCTTTTTTCTTGAACGGTATGTATGTAGTAAAAGAAGAACAAGAAATTAAAAGAACTTATTTTAATAGAATGTCAAAAGAATTATGTAATTATTATTTCAAAGAATTTTCGGATATTAAAAGTATTATTTATGATGTTAATCAAGACACATTTTTTGAAGATAAATTAAATTTATGTCCAAGATTAAAATTTAAACCTTCTATATTTACTTATTCAGATAAAACAAATAAACAATTAGATTTTATTAAAAATTTTTTAAAAGAAATATTATGTTCAAATAAACAAGATAGTTATGATTTTTTATTAAAATGGCTCAGTAATATGATTAAAGGTAATAAAAATACATCTTGTTTATATCTAAAAGGAGTTCAAGGAACAGGAAAAAGTAGTTTATTTTATTTTTTATCAAATAATGTTTTAGGTAAAAATTTGTGTTTAGAAACAGGTTCAGACCCTATTAGAACTAAATTTAATGAAATATTAGGAGGTAAATTATTAGTCAATATTGAAGAATTAGAAAATTTTTCTAGAAATGAATGGGAATCAATAAGTTCTACTTTGAAAAGAATGATAACAAGTAATAGTATTACATTACAAAATAAATGTACAAAAGCTTATGAAACTACAAATATTAATAATTATATTTTATGTTCAAATAATGACGCAATTAAAGACGATGATGGAAGAAGGTATTTTATTTTAGATATTTCTACAAAGAAAAAAGATAATCATGATTATTATAATTCACTTTATAAATGTATGAATGATGAAGTTGGGGAAGCATTTTATAATTATCTATTAACTATAGATACGGATAATTTTAATCCTCAATCATTTCCAATGACAAATAATAAATTAGATAGTCTTTCAAAACGTTTAGATAATGTTTATAAATTTGTAAAAGAAGAATATATTTTAAATAATTATAAATTAGATATTAGTTTAACAGAAATGTATTCTTATTATAAAATATATTGTAGAAATAATTTAATTAAACCAGTTCCAAAAGAAGACTTTCATAGAAAATTATCTGAAGCAAATATTAACAAAATTAGAAAAAATAATAAATACTATTTTGATATTCAATTAGTAGATTTGGTTTCTATAGCTAAAAAAAATAATTGGATAAATGATTTAGATGAATTTGACGAAAAAAATATTAAAGAAAAACCAAGAAAAAATATTATGGATTCTGATAGTGAGGATGAAACAGAAGTTGAAAGTGTTAAAACTAAAAAATATAATTCTTCAAGTGAATTAGATATTGACTTTTCAGATTAAAATATTAAATTTTATATATATTATAATGATATATTATATATATTCAATTACCTGTAATGACGAACCAGATAATTTTTATATTGGTTCAACTAATAAATTTTCAGCAAGAAAACATAAACATAAAAAAAATACTACAAATAAAAGAGGTAAATTATATTGGTGTAAATTATATGAATTTATTAGGTCTAAAGGTGGATGGGATAAATTTACTATGACTATAATAAGTGAACATGAATTTGATAATAAAATAGATATTAGAAAAATTGAACAAGAAATTATTAATGATAAAAAACCTTTATTAAATTCTATTAATGCATTTAAAAAATAATGTATATATATATTTTATAATGATGGAAATATTAAGTAAAGAAAATTTATCTAAATTTATTGAAAAAGAAATTGAAGTTATTCAAAATTCTGATTCTTTATATAAACAAGATGTTAAATGGATAGATAATGTTCCTTATGAAGAACCAAATGATTATGAATTAAAATTATTAGAAGGAACTAAAAATCCTAATGAATTATTAGAAGAAGAATCAAAAGAAGAACCTATTTTTTTAACTGATGAAGAAATTAAAGAAAGAGAAAGAAGTGAATATATTCAAAGAGTTAAAGTTATTGCCCTAAATATGTGTCAAAAACCTATTTTAAGTAATCCAAGTTATTTTAAAGAATTTGAAAAAAATAAAATTATTAAAGCTATGCAAAGTATTATAGATAATATGACTAATGAAGACATTATTACAAGATTTAATGAAATATGTGTCGAAGAATTGTTTTCTGGTGGAGGTGATAAGTATGAAAATTATCCATTAAAAAGAATTTAAAAATATATATAAATATTAGTATAATATTATAATAGTATAATACTAATATGAGTGGACAACCTTGTAAGAATGAAGCTGATGTAAATAAGTTTAGAAATTTATATTTAGAAGACTTAAATTTACG